CGGAAAGGAAGACAAACGATAGGTGTGAAAACCCCTATCGTCAGCAGTGTGCGGTACAAATGGTTTATGTTCGTACTTATAAGCTGCGAAGAATACTCGCGCTGCGTCAAGCTCCACAGATCTTTCGATCGAGGGGCCATAGACACGGTCGTGTATTCGATGTAGCCTATTATGCGCACGGACTAAAGCTGAAGACGTGCCGACGCACTCCTTTTGGAAGCAGGGACTTACGTCCACACCCTTGAAGTAGTGCTTACCACAACTCTCGAAGAAAGGTCCATCAACAAAGCTTTTGGCTCGATTGATTTTGAACCCCGCGCCTTCAAGTACAGTAATGTACTCTTGGGCGGTCGATTGGTCGCAGATAATGTCGTCTCCATAGACTGCGTGGTCGGTCGTATCACTCGGTGCTAGAGCCCAAAAGATCAGGGTCTCTAACTCGAATGTAAAGCCGTTCCCCATACTCGAAAACTTCTCACATTTTACCCAGTTGTCGGTTTTGCCGACGCGGGTCTTTTGCGAGCGTATAGAGTCAAGGTATAGCCACCAGTCTAGAGGAAGGAGAGTCTTCACCAACTCGACACTAATGGTGTCACTGGCGCTACTCAAATCAAGAGTAGCGTAACCTCTATCGTACGCTTTACGCGCTAGATATTGGTTCCTGAACTGATCGTCCAGGTTGACACCAGACTTTGCCAACCGCTTGCGAATGTACGAGCCAACACCCTTTTGAAAGAAAAGGTTAAAGGTCGGCTCTATGCAGATAACGCGATCGGTTGACGAGTCCTTCGGTACGGTCGTAAGCTTGTTACCCTCGACAACAATAAAGTTGTTACGGTTTACGAGGACGCTGTACGGACCATCCGGCATGCAGCCGGTTCCACTAGAGAACCAGTGCACGTCGTGCTCCAGCCAGGCTTTCGCCAGGTGAAGAGCACTGCCAGTTACCGAAATTGGCAGAGAGTATTTTATTCCCGGTCGCGCTCTACGACTCATGTCGAATGTCGCGCCGGGTCCCATTCCACAACCACCAAGGACTTTAGCAAAACTAAACCTTCCTAGAAGCGAAGCTATTTTCAGACGGGCCCGCATTATTGCGGTTTCTGTCTGGTACCCTAGGTACACTCCATCTCTAAGTTTTCTGTTAGTCTCGCGGGTCTGCTCCTCAGCAGACTCCCACTTAGCTAAAGCTACTTGTTTCGTATCGACACCACTGGCAAGTCCAACATACTTTCTCAAGTAGTTGTACACCAGATAGTCTTTACGGAACTCGTCGGCGTGGCGGTAGTGGCAAGGCTGGGGCATCGTCAATTGCTCGACGAATTCCCGATCACTACTCTTTAAGAGAAGTGACGCCTTGAGGGCGTAAGGTGTATCGAACTTGGCGCAAAGACGCTGAAAAGCGACCTTGACACTATCACTAGTGTGCGTCATGAACTACGCTACCTTACCAGAGACTGGCCAGGGTCTCTACGGCCGCAACCACCTGGGCGTTAGCCTGGAGGTTAGCCATCATCTTCCGCGCATTCTGGCGGTCGAGAAGGCTTGAACGTTCCGGAAGCAGGTATTCCGTGAACGAACGCGGGATGTAACTGACGACGGGGGCGGGAGCGATGCCACTGACCGTGCTGTTGGTAATGTTCTCCAACACCGGCTGGTGCATGCCGACCTTCACCCGAACCATTCGCTTGCTCGAAGACTCCCCGGCAGAGGGCGGCCCAGGCCGCTTGCTCTCGATAGAAATCTTCCAGTAGCCGATTGGCGACGACTGGCTCTGGTCTTCAAACCAG